TCATAGTCTTGAATATGAACTGTGGAATAAAATGCTATGTCATCTTTAATCTCATCTATAACTTTGATATAAGCACTTATGTCTTGAAATAATGCAGGATTAGTTTCATTACCAAAATCGTATCCAATAACTGGAAAGTTTCTAAAAAATTCTGCCATTAGTAACCTGCCTCTATGTCTTGTTTTGCTATCGCTCGTGTTTCGGTAAATGCCATTGATATATCAACTGCGCTGAATCTACCATCAGAATGCATTCCGCCTGTTGCCGAGTTATAGGTTGCATTGAATGATTGCATATAAACAGGTAAGAATCTAATCCCCTTTATATCTCTATTATTATATTTCACTTTAATTAAAAATCTATTTGGAAATTTATATCCAACATTTACACCAGCTGTTCTTAAAGAAACAGGATAAAGTTCTGATCTAAATGTTTTTATTATTTCTTCTATGGCTATTGCTTCGTTTTGACTTGTTGGTATTAATTGAAATGCGAATGAAAAGTTACGAATCGGAACATCTTTAAATATCGCACGTGTGTTTGGATTTGTTGTTAATCTTGAGGCGCTTCTTACTGCACCTCCAGCTGCGTCACCTACGACTGGAATTCGAGCTGCTATTTTTCCTGATAAAATACCAGCAGCTTCTTTGCTCATACCTTCTGTATTGCCCATGAAAGTTTTTCCAAGTCCTGCGGCTTCACCCGCAATAGCTCCAACTGCAGCTCCAACTGCACCAGAACCACTTGCCAAACCAGCTTCAATTGCTCCACCTATAAGTCCAAGTTGAAATTGATTGTCATATGTTACTGTATCTTGAATTTGTATTGCTCTTGGTAAATATAATGATATTCTTTTATTTGTATTTAATTTTAAATCTCTTTCACTAAAAGCAGGTGCAGGTTCAACTTTACCATAAAATCCTTCTTTGGCGCCTTCTGAAGCTTCGCTAATTACTCGATCAACTCTTGTTGTTGCGTCAGATGCAACTGCATCAGGAGCATCAGATTCTTGTCCAGCGGTAAAAAGATCGTTAATTACATCGCCTGTGAATTTTCCAAATGTTTTAACCGTTGCGAATACGTCGTCAAGTGTAGGAGTCAAGTCAAGCATATTAACTTCTTTTTCATCTACAGGAGTAAATGTTATTTTACCAAGATAATCATCTTGATTTTCAAGAGGATACTTTAACTGGCTATTAACTCCAGGGAATCCATGTTCGAAAGTTTTGTAAATATCGAATAAATTTGCCATCTTATAGCCTTATAAATATTGCTAGTTGAATCTATTTATAACGGATATCATGGCTTATAGTGGTAAATACAAACCTAAAAATCCTAAAAAGTATACCGGCGATTACACTAAAGTAGTGTATCGATCACTTTGGGAAAAGCATGCATTCAAATGGTGCGATACAAATCCAGCAGTAATAAATTGGTCCTCAGAAGAGGTTGTTATACCTTATTTATGGGAGGTAGACAAGCGTTATCATAGATATTTTGTAGATCTCAAAGTTAAATTTAATAATGGCGAGACATGGTTAATCGAAATAAAACCAGATAAGCAGACACGTCCACCTGCATATCAAGGTCGTAAGACCAAACGATACATATCAGAATCAATGGATTATGTCAAGAACCAGAACAAATGGAAAGCAGCAGAGAGTTTTGCAAAAGATCGTGGTTGGAGATTTGTTGTATGGACAGAGAATACTCTTGAACGTATGGGTATCAAACCTAAATCTACCAAGCCATTAAAACCTTATACAAAACGTAAAAAGTGATATAAATAAGAACATGAGTAACTTATTTCAAACACTAGAGCTTGCAGCTTTTCGTAAAGGTATTACACCTCGATCTGCAGAATCACGTGCATGGTTTCGTAGACAAGCCAGCGCACTTGGTAAAGTAAACCGTAATCAGTTGATGAACGAGCCTGAAGTGAAACTAACTGGTAATCAATTTCCGGGTGGAATGTTTATGTTCTTCTATGATCCAAAGACAAAAGATAAGTTACCATACTATGATTCGTTTCCATTGACTATCATTGTTGATGGTGCACCAGGTGGATTTACAGGATTGAATTTACATTATTTACCAATGACATTGAGAGCCAAGTTTCTTGATGCATTATTAGATATTGCAAGTGATAAAAAATATGATGAAAATACAAAGTTTAATTTATCATATAGTATGATGAAGCGAGCATCAGGTATGAAATACTTTAAACCATGTTTTAAAAGATATTTGACATCAAATGTCAAAAGTCGATTTGCAAGAGTCCCTGCACCTGAATGGGAAATTGCAACATTCCTACCTACACAAGATTTTCAGAAATCAAGTGCAAGTAGTGTATATTCAGATTCTAGGAGAATGATTTAATGACACGTACAGTAATGAACATCGATGATCTCAAAGCTCTTATATCAAGTAAAGATGGAGTAGCAAGATCAAACGTATTTGCAGTTGCATTACCTCCAATTGCAGGATTAAGAAGTCGAGAGTTGAATCTATTATGCTCAAATGTTAATTTACCTGGTAGACAAATCATGACTCAAGAAAGAGACATTGGTTTGATTACACAGAAAGTTGCAAACAATCAAACATATGATGATGTGAATTTAACATTTCGTTGTTTAAATGATTATGGTATTCGTGAATATTTTGAAGCATGGCAAAACTTATGTATTGATCAAGCAAGTCTTGAAGTTGGATATTTAAATGAATATGCATTCAATGTTAAAATACATCAGCTCAAAAGAGGAATTGGAGCTCCGACGTATCAAACTCCGTTTGGTTTACCAAAGCTTCCACCTATGGCCAATGCAATAGTAGATCAGTTTATAGGCGGAACACCATTAGGTGGAGTAATCAATGCGTTAAAAGGTGAAATAGATTTAGGATTCATAGGTCAATCAGATACAGTATATTCATGCGAATTACTTCAAGCATTTCCAACTACGATGTCTGCAATAGAATTAGCAGATGCAAATATGGACGGAATAGTTAATCTTAATGTACAGTTATCATACAGAAATTGGAGATCGTCTAAACAAAAAGCAAAACCATTTGGATTGAATACAAGCCAATTAGTAGGAGCAGCAGCAGAATATCTTCCATCTGGAATTACAAATATATTTCGAAATTAATATAAAATGAAAGTGAAACAATGGCACTACCCAAACTAAATAATACTCCTTATTATGATGTGACAATACCATCAACCGGAGAAAAAGCAAAATACAGACCTTATTTAGTCAAAGAAGAGAAAGTTCTCTTAATGGCATCAGAGTCTGAATCTGAATCAGAAATAGGCAATGCTATACTTGACGTAATATGTCAATGTGTAGAAGGAGTTCAAAGAGATAAAATAACTTCATATGATATGGAATATTTGTTTTTAAAATTAAGAGCAAAAGCCGTAGGTGAATCAACTGATATTTTATTTCCTTGCAATTCATGTGAGAAAGATACAGAAGTTAAAGTAAAAATTGATGATGTTGAGTTAGATATTCCTAAAGATAAAAATAATATGATTAAATTGTCTGATGATATGATACTTGAAGTAAAATATCCTACATATAATAATATAATTAATGATAAAATTTTAGCTTCATCTGAATCAAATATTGAAGTAATGTATCAGACAGCGATGTTATGTCTTGATGCATTGCACGTAAAAGATGAAAGAATGAATTTTGCAGATGAACCCATTGAAGATATAGTAGAATTTATTGGAGGTTTAACTACCGAGCAGTTTCAAAAACTCAGTGAGTTTGCAAATTCGATTCCGACTGTAAAGAAAAAGCTAGAATGGAAATGTAAACATTGCGAAGCTCAAAATAGTAGAGAGGTGACTGGGCTACTTGGTTTTTTTATCTAATTGTTTCGCATGATACTTTAGTAAATCATTTTGAAACAAATTTCCAATTAATGGAACATCACAATTATTCGTTATCTGATCTTGAAAATATGATGCCGTGGGAAAGAGAAGTTTATGTGGCATTACTTGTAAATTATATGAAAGAAAAAGAACAACAAATGAAAGAGGGCTAATATGGCCATAACTTTAAAAGATATTAATTCTTCGATTGAAGCAGGTAATGAAGATCTGCAAAAACTTAATGATAACTTTTCTAAGTGGTTTGAATCACAAAGACGGGCCCGTCTTGATATGTTGGAAGATAAAAAAGAAGGCGGTAAACTTTTAAAAGGAGCAGGACTTGGAGCGGCTGCAACTGCTAAAGCAACCCCAGGTGGTGGGGGTT